ACCACGCGGAATTTTAACCCGTGGGAACTCTACTTTTCTGACGCGCGCGTGAAGTACAAGTTGAACAACTTCTCGTTCGTCCAGTGTAAACTGAAGTTGAAGGTGTTGCTCAATGCATCTCCGTTTTATTACGGGCGCATGTACATGGGCTATCAACCCCTCCCTACGTTGACACCGAGTACAATCCAGAATGATTCTGGCACGAAGTACTTTATTCCTCTTTCCCAGCGGCCCCACCTGTGGCTAGAACCACAGTTGAATGCCGGTGGTGAAATGACCCTACCGTTCTTCTACCAGTCCAACTGGATCAATGCTCAATCGAACCAGGCAATGATCGACCAAGGGCGATTATCGTTCGTCAACTACACGACCCTAGAATCTGCAAACGACGCCGTTGGCTCAGGTGTGACCATCTCGGTATACGCCTGGGCTGAAGACGTCAAGTTGTCAGGCCCCTCTGTGGGTTTGGCCACGCAATCCATGGTCGTTCAATCTGACGAATACGGACAAGGTGCTGTTTCCGGCCCCGCCTCGGCGGTGGCTCGCGCAGCATCCATGCTTGAGAAAGTGCCCGTTATAGGCAAGTTTGCAACAGCTACCCGTATGGGTGCTAGTGCCGTCTCAAGTATAGCCTCATTATTTGGTTGGACTAATGTCCCCGTGATAGCGGACACTCACCCAGTCCGTCCTGATGCGTTCCCGCAGCTTGCGAGCACGCAGATAGGATATCCGGTCCAGAAACTTACCCTGGATCCAAAGAATGAATTGACTGTTGACCCGACTGTAGTTGGGCTGACGTCGGATGATGAGCTGAACATTGTGGCTTTGGCTAGTCGTGAGTCTTACTTAACGACAGCAACCTGGAGTACAGTAGACGCGAGCGACAAGATCTTGTTTACAAGTCGAGTCACACCGCGTCTCTATGATACAGATGGGGCCACAAATGCTAAGATCTACATGACACCATTGTGTTGGGTCTCTGCTTTGTTCAACAATTGGCGGGGTGACATCGTTTTTAAGTTTTCGATCGTCGCATCCCAATTTCATAAAGGTCGCCTGCGGATCTCTTTCGACCCCACAGGCTCATCCGGAATGAACATCATCTCCGAGGTGAACACTTCAAATGTTGTTTTCACCTCTATCATTGATCTTGGTGTATCGAACGAGATCGAGTTTGTTGTTCCTTATCAGCAAGCCATCTCGTATCTCACCAATCGGTCAACGGGCTATACGGCGGCTAACTTGGCCTTCTCCACGTCGGCCACACCGACGTACACGTACAACCCACAGTTTGATAACGGCACTATCATGGTCCGTGTCCTCACAGCACTGACGGCTCCTGTCGCGGTGTCCGAGGTTAAGATCATGGTGGCTGTCCGGGCCGCAGAAAACATCGAGTTTGCTAATCCGGTGGAAGCACCTGATTTCTCCATGTTTGCAGTCCAATCAGACACAATTACCACAGCTACGCTTGGTACCATGCAGAACAAGCACTGCAACGAGCAAAACCTTATTAACTTCGGTGAAACGGTCAAGTCTCTGCGCTTGCTTTTACGCCGATCCACCCTGGTATCGGTATCCACACCCGCTACGGACACGACGAGCGATGTGGTTATCTGGAGGAAGAACTACTCCAAGATCCCAGGAATGTACGGCTATGACCCTGGCGGGATCAATAACGCTAAGGGTATTGTCGTACCTGGATCCAACTTCCAGTACAACTACAGTCACGGGCTGCCTCTGACGTGGATTCTTCCCGCGTTCGTGGCATACCGTGGTTCGACTGTCTGGACCTTCAATGTGGCTTCTGGCAGCACGCCAGTCGAACACATGCGAGCGATTCGTCTCACAGCAGGAACACAGACCGCTGGTGAGACGTCTACCACATTCGCCTTAGGTACACCTGGTCCCAACACACGTAACTTTTACTTTTTGGACCCAGGTGCCTCAGGATGCGCGTTGGTTAACTCGCGCACCTCAGCTGGTTTGATTGCTGGGGCGCCGAACTACAGCCCTTACAGGTTTCAGAGTACGGCACCCAAGTACTACACCCAGCCGACGAGTGCAGATGGTTCTAATTTGGACATGTACCGCTTAGAGTGCATGTTCTCAGGCACGGGCGCTCCCCTACCTGGCAAGTCAACCATTTGGGCTTACCACGCTATTGGTACAGATTTCAACATGCACTTCTTCTTGAATGTGCCTACTTTCTGGGCCTATACTAGCGTGCCAGTGGCAAACTAATTGAACCATCGGTTTGGTGACACCAAATAAGTCACCCCCACATGAGCAGTGGGTCACCAAATCTAAAAGGATAAAAGCCTACCCAACCCGCGTATGTACGCCCCACTCGAGGGGAGCTGCGCGATCAGATGTTGGATGGCCACCGGTATGGTCGGTATCCTCTCACGCAAGTGAGTTGTTAAAACCTGCAAGGACTCGAAGTCTATACTTTTC